TCCCGATTCGTCCGGAGAATATATTGCAGCATCCTAAAGCCCTATTCTGATCTTCACGCATTTCATATCAATCTCTGAGTGATACTCACATGCAAGCCGATCGCCTCGGCAATTATGTGCCTTGGCTTCGTGAAAGCGTGCCATTGCGCCCGGCACATCATGATCCTCCTACCAGTGCACCAGCACACCCTTGCTCACATCAACACCCTAGACCGAACAATTGCACGTGCATCTGCACCTTCGATCTTGGTCGTGCCAGATATGCTGCCAATCGAATTTCTATTATCCATGGTCTCTACCATTTCATCCCTTGTGTCAGGCATTGTTTCGACAGGCGTGCGATACCACAGATTCCTCCAATGACAGCTGATAGATTCCGACAGATCAACTGGTTTGTACCTTCTGGCCCATCTGATTGCCTTTGCACGCCAATTCTTCGTTGCCGCGGTTGCTTTTCAATTATTCGTCGAGCCACCTACGATAATTACCGTTGCCTCTCTTGCGACTTGCGTGGCAGCGCCCATCACGGCGCACCTGATTGGACGATTACTAATGTCACTTGGTGGCAAGCGCGTGATTCACGCGAGTACTACCTTGGGTTGAATCGAGGCGTTGGTTTATTTGATCGTGACGAAGATGACATTGACCCTTATGGCGCAGCTATTGCCATGCGTGACAATGAAATAGCAGCTAATATTGCCACTGGTGATTATTCGCGTTTCCGCGAGGCTAGGATTAGGTTCGTCCCTGCACCTCTTGTTGCCGTTGTTTCAACGGTTGATTTTAATTGCGGCATTTGCTTGGAATCTGTATCGCGCTATCTGCCCACTTGCGCAAACCATTTCTTTTGCTTCGATTGCGTGAGCAATTTGTTTGCCGATAATTCGCCGTGCCCCATGTGTCGGGTTCCTGCTGCGTACTCAGGTAGTTTGCTCGATACGCGTAGGCCAGATTTCGTTGATACTCAGATCTCACAGTCAGATCCAGTCAATGACGATGCATCCCATGAAAACACTGACGCTCAGACTCTGCAACAGAGTCCAGCCAGTGCAAGTGCATCCGGTGGTCGCTTCGTTCATCCCGCTATCGCTTTCGCGTCTGAGAATCAAGGTGCTGCATTTGTGGTCCGTCTTACGTATCCGCGTGCCAACGTCATCTTTGAGCGGCGTGCTCCACCGACCGGCGCTTATCGTCGGCCTCCTGTACCGTCACGTGTCTATGTTGATGAACCTGCTTCGCGCGCTCGTAATACCTTTCGCGGGTTAGTCCATCGTTCCCTTGGATTGCCTTCGAATCAAGTTCCGAGAAATCACATGACTTTCTATTTGGCGAGTCGGCTCGTTCCCAGCACGATCCCGCACATCGCACCGTTATTTGAGATCGTGACTAGCCAACACCCTGACTTTGAATGCGAAGTGTATCGCACTCGTGTGCCGTTGCGCCGCACTGTTTCGAATTCCGCCATTATTGCACGCGCCCCTGAAGTTGAAATACCAACCATTGTGGGCGGTGCCGGTGATTGCTGGCGTCGCGTGCCCCTGATGGGTTTCATCGAGGCCGAGCGACCGGATCGCATGACCTCCACTGAGTTCGTAGAACTGGCTAGCAAATATCGTACCACCTTGTGCAATTTTAACATAAAATGGGAGCACGACGACGACGGTGATTTTCACGTTGTTGAGTGCCGTCCTCGAGAGTTCATGTTTGTAGACACACCTGCGCCAGTCGGTTGGGAGCGTTTTGCTGATTTCCTTGACATCCTTCGCGCCCACACTTTTCGTAAAAGCTCCCAAGATTCAGCTGCTTGTGTTGAGGATCTTGATTACTTGGTTGGTCATGAGTCTGAGCGTCGTTTCGAAAATACCGTGTTGGGTGATCCTATTGCTGTTCTGGACGCCGTGACTGAGATCTATCGTCGCAATATCCCAGAAGCTCCAGTGCACGCTCTCGGCTGCGAGCTCCCGCCAATTGCTGTGCCTCCGGCATTTGTCGAGCCTCCTCTTGCATCAATCACGTTGCCTCCTTTACCTGTCGATCCTGGCTCTTTGATCCCTCCGCCTGTTGTCGTGCAACCACCTTTCGACTTCGATTTTTCTGGTTTACCTGCTTGGTTGCCTTTTCGGCCGGAGATCGCGGATGCGCTCGATCATTTATCTCGCTTTTTCAGCCCTGCCACTTCTCTTCTTGAAATCTTGGGGCATTCCGTTCAAGCTGTGGCTTCTGGCGCACCTTTTGCTCATTCTCTGTTGCGTATTATTTTCTTCCTTAACCAACACCGTGACGATCGCCACGACAATAGAAGCGTGTTCCACACTTCTGCTGTTTTCCAAGGTGATCTATCACCCGTGATTCAGGAAGAACTTGTGTTGCGCGCGGCGCTTAATCAGAATGTGCTTGCTCCCGTAGCTAGGCGGCGATTTGGCATAGACTCGTGGACCGCCAATTCCATCAGCATGCTTCGCGGTGTCGGTGGACAAGGGGCCAGAGCCGGTGCGCTCATCAACGCTGCTGCTAACTTTGATCTTGCCAATGAGGACGGTCGATATGTCTATTTGCCAGCGTCTTGTAGTGATGCGACTTTTCAGGAATTTTCGGCTGCTGTCCCTGACTTTCGTGTCACCCGAGCTAGATATGTTCATCCCCATGGCGTCGCTGCCGCAGCACGCCTTGTCTCGGTGTCGCGTGTCGTCGCCAAGCTGCATCAGCTCGGCAATCCTGCCCTCTATCTTGTTGGCGCTTCTGTTGATCAAGTCTGCATGTTTCAAAATGTTGTACACAATGTCGCTCCTGTTTTGAGTGGGCGTGACTATTTCCGACATAATGTCGCCTCCAATCCCGCCAATCGTGAATTCGCTAATCGTGTTCGTTGTCCTTTGAAACTACAAGATTGCGATCATTCATATCAAGGCGCTGTCATGACTTCACTTTATTCGGCACACGATATTCCGTTTGTTGATTTTTGCGCCTCTATGGCGAGACGCGGTATTATGCGCGCTTATGTTGTTCTGAATCTCCCTGTGCCACTTTTAGATCGGCGTTTAAATTCTTACACTGATTCAGTGTTAGGGTTGAAATACGAAGTACATGGTGATGAGGTGCACGTTCTACATACCGGGGGAATGAGCGCTGGCTATATACACAGTTTGCAATCAATACTGTCTTGGCTGGTGCCGCGTTGTCGTATACCTGGATTCCATGTCATGGCTGAAGAAGTCTTTTCCATTGGGTCATCATATTGCCTTGAAGTCGTAGTCGCTCCTGGCGCTCAAGAAAGTTACCCACAGGCTTGGAGTTTGCAGACTGAGCCTTTTTTGATGTTGCCCATTCTTGAGCCAGTCAAGACGAATGCGCGAGAGAGATTTTATACAGTGCCGTCTCGCCGTTTCCGTGCTTTCGTCACGTTCGTTGCTGCTCTCAGTCCGGCTGATGCCACGTTTCATAACATTGTCTCGAAGTTGCGCGGGTTGCTGGGTGAAGTGCGTATCGGTGAGCAATTGATAGAAGAACGATGGGAATTGGATTTGCCTGAATTTTTTTCGACGGTTGGGCATGGTGTCATCGCCGCGACCAGACATTCCCATAATTACCAGGTTTCTTTGCGTAAAATTCTTGCTCTTGATTACGCCGATCGCGCTCGTTCCAGTCGTAACTTTTATGGCCGATTCGTGAGGTACGTGAAGGATGTTGGCACTTGGCAAATTAATCGCAAGGATGGGTATCGCGACCGGGATTTGTGGGACAAGTTGCTTGACTGGATTTTTCTCGCCAAATTTGACGCTGACTCCTATTATGATTGGTACACTACCAGAAATAGTTGGAGTCATGATTTCGTCGAAAGTCGGCTGCTACCATTGGAGGTCCTCCCAGTGGTCGCCTCTGCAGTGGTCAAGTTCGCTCCTGCTTTAGTTGATCATGCACGCAGACGCTTACGTCGCGTTGAGCCAATTTTCGAACCGCCTGACATTTTTGACATTGACGATGATCTCTTCAATTATGAGATTTTACATGCGCCGCGTGCTGATCGCATGAGAGATGCGCCTGATCCGA